CCGAGTCTTGACCAGCGTTGGATCAGCATCGGCGCCACTGACATCCAACGTGGCTTCATGGCTGTGACTCGGGGCATCGCGCAGCCAACGACGTTCTGATCGCCCCTCGGGGCACACACCGTGGGGGCTCCGGCCCCCATTTTAGCGAGCAGGTTTCACCGCCTCCTCCCTAAAGTGTCTACGGACACCCTCACCGCCAGGCGGATTATAACGGGGGTTGATTATGGCAGCATTATGGGCGCCAAGGAAAACGGCGGAAAATAGGGCTCGGGCACCGCCCCGGTAGGGTAGTACCTGCCAGCGGGATTAGCCCCGTATACGCCCATTTTCCCCTATTGCCGAGGCATTCAATGTCCACCATCCCTGCCATTCCCCCGCGCCAGCGATACGTCCTGGCCACCTCCCTCACCATTCCCGACGACGGCCAACGCCAGGCTTTCGACGGTGAGAAAATGATGGAGCTTGCACGCTCCATCGCCTCCCGTGGGCTGATCCATGCGGTTGTACTGCGCCCCGATGGGCAGACTATCGTTGTGGGCAGGCGCCGCGTGAAGGCCATTCGGGAGCTGCTGCCCCTGCTCGGTGGCCGCTTCACCTACGCCGGGGAGGAGGTCCCGCCAGGCCATGTCCCCTGCATCGTACTCCAGACCAACGACCCGTTGGAGCTTGAGGAGATTGAGTTCGCCGAGAACGCCGTCCGGGAAGATCTGACCTGGGCGGAGAAGGCCGAGGCCACGGCGAAGCTCATGAAAATGCGGCAGGGGCAGCATGCGCGGGCCCTGGCCGAGTATAGCGCAGGGGAAGGGGATGAACCGCCTGTGGCCCCGACGGTTGCCTCCATCGCGCTTGAGGTTCGCGGGGCGGACCAGCCCTGGATGCGGGCCGAAACGAAGAATGAGCTGATTGTGGCCCAGCACCTAAACGATCCGGCTATCGCCAAGGCGGGATCGCTGAAGGACGCGATGAAGATCCTGGTCAAGCGGGATGAGGCGTTACGGACAACCGCGCTGGCATTGGCTGTGGGCAAGACGCATCGGGCAGGGGACCACACCGTGCTGAATGTGAACTGCCTGGAGTGGATGCGAGACCCGGTCAACCATGGCAAGTTCGACGTTATCCTGACCGATCCGCCTTACGGCATGGGCGCCCACGAGTTCGGGGACGGGGCTGGCCGGCTGGCGAACATCGAGCACCATTATGACGACAGCTATGAGGCTTGGGGTAAGTTGATGCGTGCCTGGTGCCCGCTCTCTTACCTCGTCGCAAAGCCCGAGGCCCACGCCTACGTCTGGTGCGACATCGACCGCTTCCATGAGCTGCGCGGGCTTATGGCCGAAGAAGGCTGGCGCGTCCACCGCACCCCGCTGACCAACTTCAAGAAGTCTTCTGGCCGCGTACCCTGGCCAGACATGGGCCCTCGCCGCCAATCCGAATGGTGCCTGTACGCCGTCAAGGGCGACCGGAAGACCAACTACATCGCTTCGGATGTTATCGTGACCGAGGCGGATGAGCAGCTGTCTCACGGCGCGCAGAAGCCGGTCGCCCTGTACGACGACCTGCTCCGGCGGAGCGTGAAGCCGGGTAATGCGGTTCTGGACTCCTTCGGGGGAACGGGAACACTGCTGCCTGCAGCGCACGCGCTGAAATGCTACGCGACGGTGCTGGAGCAGTCCCCGACGTACTACGGGATTTGCCTGGAACGGGCCGCCAGCTTGGATACTACGCAGAAGGAGCTGCCGCTGTGAAGAACCCTATGGACGCACGCTGCGTCTTCATCGACGGGCCAGTGGCGATCTATGTGCAAGACGCCTCCCCGGCGGAAATCCGCCACGCTTATGACAGGCTTCGCTGCCTCGTCTCCTGCATGTGCTCGGAGTTGGAACGGGCCGAGTTGCGCAAAACCCACCCCCTGCGGGAGCACCTGCCCCAGGGCGGTTCCGGCCAGGAGTTCCCATGACTGACTTCAAGAACCAATGTCGGGCAACCGGCCCTTGCCCTGCGCGCCTTATGGTCGTCGGGGAGGCCCCTGGGAAGGCCGAAGTCGCCTCCGGGAAGGCTTTCGACGGCCCTTCAGGCGACATACTCAACGAGCTGATGGCTAAGGCAGGACTCCCACGCGGACTGGCCTTCGTCACGAACGTGCTGCGGGAGATGCCGCCCTGGGGGCCGAAGGGCGCAGACTTCAACCGCTACTTCCCTGACCGGGTGAAGGATCGGGCGCCCGAGCACCGCATGGTGAACAACCGCTGGGCTTCCCCCGAGGCCCTGTTCGGCCTGGAGAAGCTCCGCTGGGAGATCGACGAGTGCAAGCCCGACCTCGTCATCGCCTGTGGCAATGCAGCGCTGTGGGCGCTGTGCGGGAAGTGGGGCATTCGTAAGTGGCGGGGCTCCATCATCCAGGGGGAATGGAACGGGCATAAGTTCAAGATCATCCCGATCATCCACCCAGGCGGTGTCTTCCGCGAGTGGTCCCTGCGGCCGCTGATCCTGCATGACCTTCGGCGGGCGGCTGCACAGCTTGCCCTGGGCCCTGTGGTGAACAAGCCCAAGATGAAGTACATCATCCGGCCGACCTTCAAGCGAGCGGTGTGGGCCTTGCGGGGTTTACGGCGCCGATTAGACCTCAGTAATGGGCGCATGAAAATCCCAGCCGACATCGAAACCCGCGCGGGGCACATTGCCTGCCTCGGCATCGGTTGGTCCAAGACCCAGGCGATCTGCATCCCCTTCATGTGCGTGGAGCGGCTCGAGGGTTACTGGACCGCGGAAGAGGAAACCACCCTCATCGGGCTGACGCGGGACATCCTGACACACCCGAACGCCTTCGTCATCGGCCAGAACTGGTGCTATGACAGGCAGTACATCCACCGCTGGCACTTCTACACGCCCAACCTGGGCCGCGACACGATGGTCAGCCATCACGCGATGTTCTCCTACTCCGAGAAAGGCTTGGGCCACCTGTCAAGCCTCTATTGCGAGAACCACCTCTTCTGGAAGGACGACGGCCGCCTCTGGGACCCGTCCAAGCCCGAGAACGAATACTGGACTTACAACTGCGACGACTGCACCCGGACCTTTGAGGTTGAGGAAGGGGAGGAGCAGGCCATCAGGGAACTCACGCCTAGCTGGCCCCGGCTGCCCGAGGTCGAGGCCTTCCAGACCCGCCTCCAGGACCCCGTCCTCCGCATGATGCTCCGGGGGGTGCGCTCCAACGACCTGGCCCGTGCGAAGATCAGCATGGAGATGATGGAGCGCATTCGAGAGGTGACTGCTGAGGTCCATCACATCGCCGGGCAGCCGCTGAACATCGGCTCCTCCCCTCAGATGACAGACTTCTTCTACCAGCAGCTGAACCAGAGCCCGATCTACGCCCGGCTGCCCAACGGGGCACGTGGTAACCTGACCACGGACGATGACGCTCTCCAGCTGCTCTGGGCTCGGGAACCGATCCTCCGGCCCCTGATCGACCGCATCCGGGTGCTCCGTAGCGCAGGGGTGTTTAAGTCCACCTTTGTCGATATGCGTCGAGACATCGACGGCAGGCTGCGGTGCTCGTACAACACAGCTGGGACGATTACCTATCGGTTCTCCTCTTCCAAGAACGCTTTCGGTTCCGGTGGCAACCTGCAGAACGTGCCAGTCGGTGACGAAGACGAGGAAGTCCACGAGTACATCGTCCTGCCCAACATCCGCAAGCTCTTCGTCCCGGACCCCGGCCACACCATCTTCGACATCGACGGCGACTCCGCTGATCTTCGCATCGTGACCGGGGAGTCCGGTTGCCGCCAGATGCAGGCGTACTTCGCCGAGCGGGTCAAGCCCTATGTGGAGATCTCCAAGGAGTTCTACCACGACCCCACGATCACCAAGCACCACCCCTCCTACAAGAAGATGAAGGCCCTCTGCCACGGGTCGAACTACGGCGGTACTGGTCCTGGCCTGTCCGAGCGTATCGGCCTTCCAGTCCACGACGTTGAGCGCATGCAGAAGTGGTACTTCGGGATGTGCCCTGAGATCAAAACCTGGCAAGACGACATCCGGAATCAGGTAAGGTCCCGTGGCTGGATCGAGAACCCCTTCGGCTACCGCATGTACTTCCAGGATCGGTACTCGGAAAAATTAGCCAACGAGGCTTTGGCCTGGACTCCGCAGTCATCGGTCGGCATACTGATCAATCACTCCCTTGTCCAGATTGACGAGCAACTGCCTTGGTGCCAGCTCCTGCTGCAAGTCCACGACTCGCTGACCGGGCAGTTCCCCTCCTACATGGGCGGGGAAGCCACGCGGGAGATCATCCGCGCCGGGACGGTGGAAGTGCCTTGCAAGACTGGCACCATCGTGGTCCCGATGGGGGTGAAAACAAGTCAGATCAGTTGGGGAGACTGTGAGTGACACGCCGCCATCCAGATTGGCTGAAAGCCTATCTTGAATACTCGTCCTATTCCGAGGCCCAGCCTCACATGCGTTTCTGGTGTGGCGTCAGTGCCATCGCCGGAGCCTTGCGTCGCAAAGTCTGGATCGACCAGTTCTACTTCAAGTGGTTCCCCAACTTCTACATCGTCCTTGTGGCGCCCCCAGGCGTCGTGGCCAAGTCCACTACAGTGTCGGTGGCGCTTCGTCTTCTACGGCGTGTGGAAGGGATCAAGTTCGGCCCTGATGTCGTAACGTGGCCCTCGCTGGTGGAAACCTTTGCCTCATCGGCAGAGGCCTTCGACTATGCAGGCGCCTACCATACGATGTGCGCCATGACGCTGGAGTCGAGCGAGTTCGGCAACCTGCTCGACCCGCAAGACCGCGCGATGGTGGACCTGTATGTCAACCTCTGGGATGGGAAGGAAGGGCCCTTTAAGAAGGAGACCAAAACTTCCGGCAACGATGAGGTTGTTAACCCCTGGATTAACCTGATCGCCTGCACTACGCCAGCCTGGATCGCCGGCTCCTTCCCCGAGTACATGATCGGGGGAGGGTTCACCTCCCGGTGCATCTTTGTCTACGCGGACGAGAAGCACCAACTGATCGCCAACCCAGGCCGGAGCGTGCCCAAAGGCCTCGACAAGCTCGGGGATGAGCTGGTCCAGGACCTAGGAGACATCAGCCTTCTCGTCGGGGAGTACAAGTTAACCGACGAGAGCTTCCGCTGGACAGAGGCCTGGTACGAGCGGCATAACAAGAACCCGAACCCGCACCTCAACGACAGCCGCTTCGGCGGCTACCTCGCCCGAAAGCAGACTCACCTATACAAGACCGCCATGATTATGGCTGCGTCCAAGGGCACCGGGAAGTGGCTCGAGCCAGAGCACTTCGCCGTAGCGGAAGCCATGCTCAACGACCTCGAGCCCGACATGGTGAAGGTCTTCTCCAAGATCGGCATGAGCGAGGACTCGGTCAACATGGAGCGCCTGCTCATGTACATCAGGCGGAATGGGCCGATCTCCTGGGAGATTGCCTACCAGCACGTCCATGTGAACTTCCCGAAGTTGAAGAACTTCGAGGATGTGATGGCGGGGCTGATCCGCACGCGGCTGGTCCAGATGAACCAAGGGGCGGATGGTAAGGTGTTCCTTACCGCTCCGCCCCCGAATGTGAAGCTGCACAAAAGCTAAGTCAAGATGCGCGCAATGCGCTTCGTGCTCCGGATCAGGTCCTTGACATACCCGCGCAGGTCGGCCAAGGTGGTCGCCGCCGAGATACCGTCGATAATGGCCTGGAGCGTGGCGATCTCAGCCTTGATCGCCTGACGTTCGGCCTTCTTGTCAGCGGCTTCCGCGACTTCCGCCGGGGTAAGCCTGTTGGGGGATTGACTCCTCATCGCAGCACCGGCCACGCGACAGTGACCGCCTCCACTTCAGCCGGCGTTGTCGCCGCGTTGATCAAGTCGCGAGCAATGTTGCTCGCCGTGATGGTTGCTTGAACACCTGCGGTGAAGCGCTCTTGAGCCACGGCTCCGTAGACGCCGGAAGCTCGGCTCACCTGTTCCACGGCATCGCCGTAGAAGGTGGTCAGGCGGTCCCGGCATTCCTCGCGGTGGGCCTGCAACCGCATTTGCTTCAGATCGGCCAAGGTGGGCAACAGGGGCGGCGGCGTTTCCCCTTCGTCGTAGACCGTGAAGGTCCCATCCGGGTTTTCCCGCACAAAGCTGAAGGGGCGGGCAGCTTCAATGTCTTGCTTCTGAATGATTCGCATGTTACCTCCTGATAGCAACGGAGTAGGAAATCAGGGCGACGGTATCCCCTGCGATGTATCCACCAGCAACGCCGCAGCTGAGGTAGTTGTCAACGGCGATGTTGACAGGGCGGTCGGCAAGGGTGGCATTCTGCACTGCGTTCGCGGCAACATACCCCCGCGACACGGAGACGGTAGGACTGCTGACGATCAAAGTGGCCTCGCTTTCGTAGTCCTGGTTCACACTGGCATTCACCTGAACACTGCCGACCGTCGCGTCTGACACCGTATTCGTGCTCCCGAAGCGAGTGGTGCAGTTTGCGGCAACGGGCGCCCCGGCCAAAGCCGTGCGACGGAAACGGGCCGAAATCAACAGGGTACTGCCAAGAGAAAGAGTACCCGCTGGGATCAAGACGTTCTCGGGGAGAACGAAATTCTTGGCAGTGCCGTCACCGCTCAAAGTTGTGACGGGGGCCGCGATGGTTCCCGCCCTTTGATAGAGAATGCTAAAACCGCGGAAGAGGGGCACCGCAATCCCACTGGAGTTGATTCCATACGGCCCACTCCCGTCGATGTTCCAGTACGCCCCGTCTTTGTAAAAGTAACCAGTTGGCACAGCCATCACGCGCTCCTTACGGCCCAGGGGCCGCTTCCGTCCGAGTCATTCCAGTAAGCACCGTCCTTATAGGACAGGCCACTGGTCCCAGTTTGCGTCAGCCCCGCCGGGGACAAGAGGACCAGATTCCCCGCACTGTCCAGCGCGTAAGGGCCTGAGCCATCTCGCTCCCAGTAAGCGCCGTCTTGGTACGTCAAGTCACTCAGCGTCGCCATCGGTAAGCTCCTGTGGTTTGAACTGCCCCATACGCACCTTGTGTTCCCAATACCAATTGTATAGCAGTTTCACGATTTTGAGCGAGACAAATGCTCCCGTCGCGAGGCCGACCAAGATGGCGACAATGAGGTTTACGTCCTGAAGGGCCCAGGTACTGTAAGTGCCGGCGGAGCCGATGGCAGCCACGCGTGTCGTGTCCAGGATTTCATGCTTCATTAGGTCAACTCCGGGGGAAGGCGTAGTGGGGGACGACAAAATCATTCCACTCATCATAACGGTTGGCTGCTGTGATACGGATTTCATCAACAGCCCCCGCAAACGTGGTGGGGGTGATGGAGGGGCTGACCGGATTTGTGTAGACGAAGCCGATATAGCCCTGACCTACTTTGTTTGGGGGGATAATAACACCGCCAAAGCGCGGAATTCCGGGGGTAGCATAAACACCTGTTTGCTCAGCACCATCAACGTACAGGGTTGCAGTCCACCGGGTGAAGGGGGAATAATAGCGAAAGGCTATTGTGATATTGTGCCAAGCCCCGTCAACCGGAACGCGAAGACCTTTTTTGCTCAAGTTATAATGAAGGTAGAAACTATATGCGCTGAAATGGTAGCCGTACACCTGGAAGCAAGGAACGACTTCACCGTCAACGAGTTCGTCAACAATCGCCAAAGCAAAAGCCGGTGCATCCACGTCGGAGGCATTGTCCACTTGGCACAGATTCGCCCATTTGTACGCGCCACTTGTCCAAGTCTCCCAAGAATCTACACGGAGCCAGAACTCAATCGTCAGGCCCGGGGGATAAGATGGAAGTGTCATACTTGCCGAAGGGTCAAAAGGCGTACTGGTCGGACTCGCTGGGGGATAAACGCAGGCCAACGCCCCTGCACCGTCGAAGGGGTCAGTCGCCGTCACTGCTGCGCTGTCCTGGGTGTAGGCCACGCTGGTCTTGAGATTGACTTTGGTCAGGTCCATCGCGGAGAGGAAGCGGACGCTGGCCCACAGGGGGTCGGTGTAAGTCTCCGGGGGTACTGTGGACGGCGGCGGCTCGATTTCGTAAGGAGGGAGGCTACTGTTGCAGAAAGCCATAAGCTTGGGGGTGAAGTTTCCAGTATAGCGGGCCACGCCCTTGGTAAGACGAAATTCTTCGATGTAGCCGGTGAGGTACAGGTCGCCGCCAGGGCGGAAACGACCCAATTCCAGGTGTTGGAAGTTCAGGGTGGCGCTTGATGTTCCAGAGGAAACCAAAGTGCCGTCTCGATAAACAGACACAGTAGAACCACTGCGCACCACAGCAAAGTGCGTCCAACTGAGTATGTCAAGGGAGCCATAGCTGAGCGCTCCCGGGTTCAAGATGTCTACGACGTTCCCGTTGTAGAAGTAGGGGGTATCATAGCCTGCCGTTGACCACCAACAGTTATTACCTACAACGCCAAGCGCCCAGAACTCCAGGGTAAAGTCCCCTGGCATTACATAATCGTTGTAAGCGCCGCAATACAGATACCCGCTGCCTGCCCCGACGAAAGCTAAACTGGAGCCCCCAAAGACGCTCTGAGCGGTGCTTGCTGTTGCGTTGCCGCTGGCGGTGATTGTTTTTGGGTCGGATGAAGAATCGGTCAGGGTCTCGCCGTGCAGTAGCAAGACTGTGTGGGCCAGGCTTCCGGTAGCTAGGTAGTCAGGATATGCCGCGCTCGGCACCGTGAAATTGCCGGTGTAGCGAGATACGCCTTTGGTGATGCGAAGGTCGTCCAAGTAAAAGTCTTGCCCCTCAGCCCCGCCCCCACCAATGTACAAGGTTCCGCTAGAGTCCGTGTTAAAGGTATTAGAACCACCAGCCGTCTGGTATAAAGCGCCATTTACGTAAGACCTTGCGACACCACCTCCAGCGACACCGTCCCAACAAAGGGCTACATGCACCCACTCTCCTAGAGGGAGTGATCCTGTCTGAAGGCCAAAGAACTGAACCCCACCGGTGGTCCCGATCATAACAACTGTATTGCCAGACCCAAGCCGGACCTCATACTCATAAAAACCACTAGTCGCTCGGTAAAGTATCCACCGGGTAAAGGCAGTGGTCGTTACGCAGTAGATAAAGAACTCAATGGTAAAAGAGGCATTGCCAAAAGAAAGTTCAGCTGTCCTTGGGGTGGAAATGCCGCAAACGCCTCCACGAAAACGCCCGACAGCTGAGCCGAATTTGGTCTGTTCTGTAGAAATTACAGGGGCGCCCGAAGAGACGGTAAAGGCCCTGTTGTAGGAGCTAGAATCGGTAAAGGTTGTCTCGCCATCAGCCCCATCAAAGTGAAGCAGCAGGGAGACACTTGCCCAGTAGGGATCGCCGTCTGGGCCGTTGTAGTAGGGGTCAGGCACGCAGATGGAGCCCGAGCCAACCAGCTCTCGGCCACCACGCCCAAGCAACGTCAGACTTGCACCGCACGTCATTACAGTACCCCTGCGCCAGACACGTACCAGGTGTCAACCGTATCTTGGAGAAGGGTCATGTAGGACTTGGCGGGTAAGGTCCGAGTGCCAGTGAGCACCGTCCCCGCGAGGTAGAGCGTGACCCCCGCGCCCGGGGAGACCGTCATGTCGGCTGTATGGATGTTGAGCAAGAGCAACACCGTGCCGTCGGGGAAGGCGACGCTGGAGTTCGGCGGCACCGTCACGGTGAGGCCGTCATCCTTGACCTTGAGCAGGGCTTCATCAGCCAGGACGAAGGTGTAGGTGCCGGCAGGGATTAGGCTCCGCGGCGGGGAGCGGTAGCCAACTTTGGCTCCGTTGGTGAAGGCGACGCCTTGGTCCCAGGCGAGGTACTGCCCGGAGGCGGAACCGGCTGCAGCACCGGTATGCTTGTACCCGCCCATCGGTAGGTTCGCAGTGGCAGGCGACTGCCCGTCCCGAGTGACCACGTTTGCCAGTCCATCGTGGATGTCCCTGATGACAGCGTTGAAGTAATCCGCGACGATGTCTTCCCCAGGCACGGCGGGGAAGGTCGGGGGCGTCAGCTCGAGGAAGGTGCCAGATCCACTCCAGGACATTTTGGGCTCCTATTTGGGTTCGGTTATCGGTGCCTCATTCGAGGCAAGGCCTTGCAGGAAACCCTGCAAGACGACGAGGCTACCGGGGTGCTTTGGACCGGTCTTGGCCAAGCGTTGGAGCGTCTCGAGCCCCTCCGGCGTGGTCAGGAGCTTGTCCATCATTTCGTAGGCTTTGCCTGAATAGACTGAGCGAATCTTGTGGCCCAGGCCAGAACCCAAGAAGCGAGATTCAAAGCCAGCAGCAAGGCGCGAAGCGCCAGCCACTTCCTCAATGTCGCGGGTAGGCATGCCCGAGATCTTATTCGGGATGCGTTCCGCCATGCCCAGGAGATCAACGAAGTTGCGGAAACCCTTGACCACTGTGTCTTCAGGAAGGCCCTTACTGCGAGCCACACCAGCGAGCATGTCATCGAGGCCTCGACTTTGGTTCGGGTTGCCGGCGAGAGACTTGAGCCACTTCTGGGCGAGGTTGGAGGGGAGGCGTTCGCCTTCCTTCGGCAACTGCGCATTGAGCTTGTCGGTCAGATGGGTCTTGACCAGGTCCACGAAAGCAGTCGGATCTTCCCGGCGGAGAGCCGCCTCGAGTTGCTTGATCTCGGAGAAACCGCCCTCGGGAGTGCCCCGCTCGAGAAGGGTGCGCAGTTGAGCTTGAGGGGCTTCGCGAACATCCGTAGCACCTTGCGGGCCCATGAGCCGGCCAACCACAGACTTCTTGAGCGGATTGGTCTCGGTCTCGAAGACCTGGCGGGCCGCAGTCCGCGCCTTCCGCATTGGGGTGCCGAGAGTCGCCACGGTACGGTCGAAGAGGGTCCGGATGTCCTGCGCGTAGCGGTTGGCCTGGGCAGGGGTCACCTTCATGTTCGGGTTGTTCTTGCCGAAACCGCTCAGGACCTCGTCAACGGCAGCCTTGAGGTCGTGGGCGTCGGTCAGGTAGTCTGGGGGCGTGGGCTGGCCTTTCACCGTCAGGCGACTGGTGACCTTGCCACTGCCCACGGGGGCTGCTGTCGCCGGAGCGGCGTCACTCCGAGTGAGTTGACGCTTGACTTCCTTGGCCAAGTCAGCGGCGAAGATGTTCGGGTGTGCGTCTGCGTAGCGGTCCAGGGCGGCAGAGAAGGCTTCGATCCGAGGCACAGCAACCGTGGTCCCGGCAGGGATTTCTGCCCGGTAGGCAGCGCCGGCCTTCTTCTGGCTCCGGCTGATGGCAGCCGTAGCAGCTTCCTGCACCCGATTGGCGGTGTCCTGCGCGGAGGTAACCTGCCCGGGCAGTTGGCTTTTCATAATCTCCGACATCGTGCGGAGCCGGGAAGGCTGTTGCCGCAGCATGTCGATGGTCTCGGTGCCGTACCGACTGTTCGCCAGGAACTCCGTCATCGAGTCGATATTAGAGGGGCGGAGCATCCCCTGGCTTGCGTTGATGGGGACGTTCTGCGCCCGAGCCTGCCGCATACGGTCCGCAGCAATGCCCAGGTTGGCTGGGTCGGAGCCCCGGAGGGTCTGCTCGGCCAGGGCCCGCATGTTGAAGGGGACGCCTTGTGCGCTGTCACGGGCAGCGTTGACGCCAGTCCGGGCGAGGCCGACGCCGGCACCACCGAGCGCCCCGCCGATGACACGCGGGACTACGCCTTCTCCAGCCACGTCAACGGCGGCTTCCGAGCCCAGGCCCCCAGCCACACCCGCAGCCAGGTTCATTGCAGGCCCACCCATCGGGGCAGCAACGGCTCCGGCAAGGCCGCCAAGGCCCGCCCGCGTGTACCGGCGAGCCGGGGTCAACGCTGGCTTTTCGGGGAGGTACTCGTCTAGGGCGGCTGTGGTCGCCTCGGACTGCGGGAAGGCGTTGAAGCCCTCCGCACCCCCGCGCAGGAGGCCTGGAGCGGCGAGCCCCTTCTCCCGAATGTCCTTGACCGCTTTGCCCATTAGCCGAGTGGGCATCGTGGCGAGGTCGATTAGCCCTGCGCTGTTTTGCACGAAGCCACGAGCGGCGTCGGTGGCCAGGGACTTCGGGCTGTAATCAGCCGCGTCAACGTCAAGGGTTTTCACCTTCACGCCAGAGGAACGCTCGGCTTCGGCCAGGACCTCTTCCGGTGTGATGGCGGGGTCAGCAGACGCCTCGAACGTGCGACCGTCCTCGAGGGTGATCTTGTACTTGCGTTCGGCCATTTAGCCTCCAGCAGGGCGAAAACGGATGCGGGGGTCGCGAGACTGCGGCGGGGCGTTCGGGGCCGCTGGGCGGGCAGGTGCACCCCCTGCAGCCATGCCAGCGGTAGAGTCCTTGCCCACCAAGACGTTCTCTACCATCTTGGTGAACTCGGGGTCGTCCGGCATGCCATGATCCATAAGGGCGGCAAAGTTCTCCGCGCCAGCCATCGCACCGCCACGACCCACAACAGTCTTGAGAGCCCGCTGGTACTGGAACTGCTGCTTGATCGCCAAGGCAGTATTGATCGCCAGCACCCGCTTAACGGCCTCGGGCTGCATCTGGATGTTACCCTCGATTTGGGAGATGAAATCCCGGTCGCCATTGGAAATCTGCGCACCGAGGCTGCCACCGGCCGCTGCAAGAGTCATTTCTGCCAACCGAGAACCCAAGACGTCAGTGTTGATCGTCTTGGGGTCGGCGCCAGTAACGCGAGAAATCAGGCCCCGCACACCCTGGAAGAAGGGCTCGAAGGTGCCGCTAGAGGCGCCGAGTTTGTAGGCGTTGATCGCTTCCCGCGAGGCCGCGATGAGCTTCTGGGCGCCCTCCGCCCGCTTGTACATTTCCCCGCCGGGGAGAACCTGGTCGTGCTGAGTCTGGGCGGCTTTTTCGTCGGCCTTGGGGTAGGTATCCACTTGGACCAGGGGCTTCTCCGGCTTCCCAAAGTTGCCCTGGCCACGCTCGAACTGGCCTTGCGGGCCGGTACGGTAAGGCGTGCCATCCGGGGCGATTTTCCAGTCATCAAGGGGCCTCGGGGCTGCCGGCTTCTTCAGCATCTCGGCCATGCCGGCCTTACCAACGGCTTGCATTTCGGGGAAGCGGGAGGCGATGGCATCGAAGACCGCCCGGCGAGGTTGAGGCGGGGTCGGGTTGATCGCGGAGACGGCTGGCATCGCTGGAAGGCCGGGCAGGCCAGGGGCGACTTCGGGTACGGCAGGGGCTCCAGGCAATTGCGGAGCGCCAGGGTCTCCTTCCTGCCGACCAATGTAGCGTTCCATCTCGGAGCCAAGCTCCGTCCCATACTGCTCGCGGTTGGCGGCCTCCGCCGAGTCAATCCCTTTAAGCCCCCGGCTCGCTTGCTGCTGCGTAGCGAGACTGGCCAGCAGCTGCGCGATGGCGTACTTCCGCGGCCCCTGGATGGCAGGGTTTGCAGCTTGCTGCTGCATGCGCTCGAGAAGGGCGCGACGGCGCTTGAGGCCTTCCGCCTCGGCGAAGACATCCATGTCAGCTCCCGAAGTAGGAACCGCCCAACTGGGCGAGACTGGCCAAGAGGGCGTTGTAGCCGCTCTGCTTGTTGGCTGCGTTGGCCTGTCGCCCCTGGAGTTGCGCCATCAAGGCTTCCATGACAGGAGCCGCCGCCGTGTTGGACTGGCTCACGGGGGAGAACTGCGGCTGTTGTATCTGCGTCCCGTTGCGCAAGGCATTGAGTTCATTCAGGGGCAACGCTCGTTCGGCAAGGATCTCTTGCAGCCCTTGCTGCCGCGACTGGTTCTGAAAGGTCGCATTGCTCCGCGAGATGTTGTTGAGGCGCTCGGCCTCACTCCCCGACTGGGCGATGGCAGCAAGCCGGGCGTCGTTCTTGGCTTGGTCCAGACGGAACTGCTCCCGCTGGCTACCCTCACTGCCAAGCTCAAACCCCGTATTGAGGGTGCGCGAGCGCATGGCTTCCTCGTCCTGGGCGAAACCGGGCTGGAGTCGCGCCATGAGGGCGTCTTCAATCCGCTGCCGCTCCGAGCCAGTAAAGTCGGACACCTGGCCCATTGGGCTGAGGCCCGAGGTATCCAGCGGGGAATTGAGGGTATCGTTGACGCGGCCCAGGGCTGACTGGCTCGTCCCCGCCATCCCGAGCTGGAGCTGCTGATCCGCGTCCATGAGCTGTTGACCAGTCTCGGACAATGCGGTGGTCTGGACCCAGTCGCCAGGTTGCGGGTTCTTGGGATCGGCGCCGGGCTTGAGGGTCCACTTCAAGGTGCCCTGTGGCGTCACCTGATCCGGCCGGTTGAGGTAGGTGTCGAAGAGGGATGTGTCGCGGTTGGCCTGGCCCTGCGCGGCAGCCGCCCGTTCGGCATCGAGGACGGGTGCGGAACCGGAGCCACCGCCGCCCGTAAGGGCACTAACCAAGGCGGCGGTGGCTCCGGGATTTTTGGCCATTGCGTTTCCGATGCCAGAGGCGACCCCGCCGACTCCAGAGACCGCAGTGGAACCAGTTGCAGCGGCTGCAGGAAGGGCGCTCGCACCGAGTCCGGCACCGCCGACAGCGTATTCTCCCATGGGGACGGCGGCGCTTGCGGCACTTACCGGAGCCGCAGCACCGACTACTGGGGCAGCCCCCGCCATGCCGGGCGTCAGACCCAGGGCATTGCCAACCCCCATACCGGCTCCCACGACAGCAGCCGACTTGGCTGCCAGCGCTGCGATGTCGCCGTAGTCGCTGGAGGTCAGCGCCGAATGGTTGTCGTAAGTCCGATTGGCGAGCTGTTGCCCCTGGGGGTTAAAGAGCGCCTGCTCGTTGATACTACTGCCGAGATTGCGCGTCCCCAGTTGATAGCCGCCGGCTGCCGCTGCGTCTTGTGCACCTTCTACTCCGCCCAAGGCGGGAAGGGCCCAAGCTTCTTGAAGAAGGCCTGGATAGGACCCTTCTCTGCCAGGGTGGCGAGTCATGGTATAAGGGTCAAGAGTCCAGTCATCCCCCGGCAAAGACGCCTGACCCATCGCGGGGGACGCGAGTGGCTTCTTCGTGCCAGCTGCGAGCCCTACGGGAGTCTTGTTGAGGAAAGGGGTAAACGCCATGACCGAGTGTCCTTAATTGAAGGCCTCGGGGGTCGCCCCAAGTGGGCCGGAGGCCCTAGAACATGGCACCAGACTCGTAGATGAAGTCCGTAGCCGACCAACGCACTTTACCCGCGCTGGAAATTGAACGCAAGCGCACAGCGACGACAGTCCCTGGCCAGGCCGGGTATTCGAGCCACTCACTCGAAATGCCTTGAAGGGCTGCCCATGTGGCCGAGTTCCAGTCGGAGTCTGGGTCATCCCAGACGTAGGCGACGTTGGTCTGCGCGGGGGCAATGCCGTAGCTCAGGTCCGTTTTGTAGTCAACGTCAAGGCCGAGAGCGAGCTGGGAGTTCCCGGTGAAGGAGCACGCCGGGCGGACCAGCTTCCAGTGTTTATCGTGGCTGGGGTCGCCGAGGGTGTCAAAGTGCCCCCTGGCGAGGGCGGTGATCGGGACTCCGAAGTCGGCGTAGGTGGTCCAGGCTTGGGCAACCTTGGTTGTGCTGCCGAAGAAGATACCCGAGCCGTGCTGCTCCCAACACAGCGCGTTCCAGCCCTGGAAGATGGTCCAGGCCTTCGTCACCGTGTTCATGGCGAACTGAAAGGCGGTCTCAAACTCCGCAGTTGGGACGTTAACGAGAAGGAGGTTCTCCGCCAGGAGCATGCCGAACTGCCAGCCTAGCTTGTCGCCGTGGCTGCGGGCAGCAGAGGCGATGGTCGGCCGGATGGCGTCTGTGATGGCCAGTTCCTCGGTGTCGGCGTTCCCAGTCAGGATGCCCGAGAGGGGGAATACGCCACCCTTGGTGAGGACCTGGCACTCCCGCCCGACCTTGGCGGTGCACTTGTAACCGATGGGCTCGGACAGGTTAAAGATGCCCTTGAGACCCCAGGTGGCCGTGGCGTTGGGGTCGGTGCCTGCGTAGACAGCAACTTGCCCGCGAGAGGAGATGAAAGCGCAGTAGTCATCGGCCCCCTGGCCGCCATCCACGGACCAGGTGGAAATGGCCTGGAGGTAGCCGCCTTTGGTGAATTGTCCGCCAAGGGGGAAGCGAGTAGCGTCGCCGCCGATGAGGTCCACGCCGAGGTAGTACGCGTCGGTGGAGTCCTTCTCCACGAACCACAGGCGGCGCTGGTGAACTTCCAGGTTGACGATGTCAACGGTGTCGAGCGTGCCACCACCTGTCACGGTAAAGGAGACAATGTCCGTCCAGGTCGTCCCGTTGTAGTAGCAGAGGTCATCGACCCCGTTGGCGGCGAAGAGGAACGTGTTCGCGCTGTTCTTGAAGGAGACGGTGCGGGCCTCGCCATTGGTACGCACGTGGGCTGCTGCACCTACCGCCCCTGCCGTGGTGGCGTCAAAGATGCCGTCGTTGCAGAAGGCCCACAGGCTGCGGGTGCCATTAGACCCCTCCCACGAGGCGAGAGACTTCACGGGAGAGGTGTAGCCGGTGGAGTGGTCCACGCAACCCGGCCGGGTCTCGACTTGGAGCCCACTCGGCCACCAGTTGGTCAGGCCAGTAGCGTACCCCGGCCGCATCATGTTCTCGGGGTCGCGGGTGTTGAGGCCCTTGTAGGGCGTCGCGTAAGGGCGGCGATTGGAGACTGGCTGCCGCTGCGCCCGCTTGGTTTTAGCAGGACTGCGCATTAGAGGGCCCAGTTACCTTCAGGGGCGATAGCGCCGAAGCCCCGACCGGAGCAGCCACTCATGTCGATGTCACGGGGGGTGCTGTCCTTGGCCCCCATCGCCGCATGGAAAGCCTCGTAGCGGATGGCATCCTCGGCGTACTCGAGACCCTTCTCGCGCTTGTACGCAGCCCGGAGCCAGGCGATGGCGAGGCCGTCGGGGAGGACAAAGGTGTCGGTGTCGGCTTCCCATGAGGTGCGGTAATCGCCTGTCACGGTGTCCAAGATGTAGGCGTTGGACTGGTACTCGAAGGCGAAGGCCTCGCCTGCCGCCGGTGTCGGGGAGAGGAGTAACTGATCGTTGCGCAACCGGGCCTGGTAGAAGGGGCCGGCTACCCCGGAGGAGGCTTCAATCGCCTGCCACTCCGAGCCGGGAAGGCCCATTGTGACCTCGAGGCCAGTCGTGCGGTTGAAGAACGTCTTGGGCATCACCATCACGAAGCCGGTGTCGGCAATGGTGTGGATGCTGCCCTGGTTGGGCGAGGCGGCGGAGATGAACGTCGCCTCGCGGATGACCTGTTGGTAGGTCTTCCTGGTGTACAGGTCGTCCAGCAGCTCGTTCATCAGGCCCAGAAGGGTTTGGACCTGCGGGACAGTGCTGCCGACGACGCTCGAGGGGATAGGCATACCCCCGCGCCGACACGTCTCTTGAACGATCTGCTTGAGGGTTTTGCTCATGTCACTTCGCCTTCGGAAGTTGGGCTTCCAGGGCCTCGAGCCGCTTGACCAGACCGTCACGCTCGCCTTGGAGGCCGGTCACCTGGGCCTGCAGCGCGGCGATGCGCTCTGCGGAAGCGCCGACATCCTTCGCCGTGGTCAGGAACTCCTGCGCGCGCTGCTTGAGGGAGCGGCCACCCATGCCCAAGCGGCCGATGGCTTCCTCGTTCATCGCGGCGACGTCTTCCACCGTCATCACGCGGATGGCGCGGAGGGCGTCGTACTGGGTCTTGGTGAGGCCGGGCCACTGCTTGATGGACAAGCCGTTGACGGGGGGCTCCTCGTCCTTAAGCCAGGCATCGAAGGCGCCCTTGAAGGCTTGATGCCACTCGGAAGGCCAGCGGCCGGCGCGGACCTGGGCGGCCTTCTCGGCGAACCAGTCAGCGGCAACGCGTTCGATTTGGTCCTTGGACCCGGGCGGCGTGATGATGGCGAAAGGGACGTCATCATACACCGGGAGGCCGTTCTCGGCAGCAAGGGACTTTGTCCGGTTCTCCACCGGGCGGGTCTCGAAGGCGACGTAAGGCGGGCGTTCGGCAAGTTTGTCCATTTAAGGTTCTCCTGGGCACAAGCGGGAAAAAACCCGAGGAGGACCATCCCCCTCGGGAAACCCGCTGAAAATCAGGCTGCGGTGCCGTCGTCCATGAACGGACGCTGGATCTCGAACTCGGCGAACGAGCCCGACGGCGTACCGATGGCCGAAGCGCCCTTGGCGTTCTTGACCCGGTCACCAGCAACCACTGCATCGTCGACGGAGCCGGCAGTCGCCGTCGCGTAGACCAGGCCGTTGTCGGCGAAGAGCACCAGGCACAAACCGACGGCCTTGCCGCTGATCTGGTACCAGCCGTATTGACTGGCCACGTTCGCGGACATGGACACTGCGACCGGGCCGATGGCGTTGGCGGCCAGCAAGGCGGTGCTGTTGTCGTCAGCGTTGTACGTCACCCAGGAGCCGATGGCCGTGGCCGCCAGACCGAGCAAGTAGATGAACTCGCCCTCGCCGTAGGTGGGGTCCACAGCATTGACGATGGTGCCCAGCGGGTGCTGCTGGACGGTGGAAGTGTCCGCAATCGGCTGCGAGCCGATCAGGGGATTGCGAAGAACGTAAGCCATGAGGATTCTCCAGATTGAAGGGGTTGAGGTGGGCGCCGATAACCGCGAGGAAATCGACGCCCGTTTGGTCAGGCCTTGGCCACGCCCTGCTTGCTGCGGTTGGAGCAGACCAGGTTGCCCATCCACAGCATCCAGACCACCGTCGCATCCTGGTTCAGGCTGCGCATCTCGGGGATTTCCGTCATGTCTGCGTCGGGGTGGACGTGGAGGTTCAGGAAGTCGGTGTTGAGGAAGTAGGCGTGGCTGGCCGGGATGCCCGAGTCGCCGTCGTAGACCACGTCGGCGGTCTTGTACTTCAGGCTTACCACGCCGCCCTGGGCGCTGTCTTCACCGCTGGTGTAGCGCTTCAGACTGGCCTGCGACTGCTCGTAGTACGAGAAGTACGTCATGTCGGTGACGATCAGGTCGGCCTTGTCGTTGCCGACCTGCGTGGTCAGCCACAGGGGCAAGAACATCTGGTGTTCGATGGTGGTCGCCGAGACCGTCACCGCACCGCCACCCTGCAGGGGCGCGGCCGCCGACTGCACGATGCTCTTCCAGAAGGGCCAAGTGGTGGAGTTGATACCACCCACCGTGCCCGTGCCGGCGTCGGAGACCAGGGCCTGCAGGCCATTGATCTGGTTGGTCAGCGTGCCGTCGCTGTACATGTCGCTCGAGAAGTTGTTCTTGAACGAGCGCACGGCGTTGTTCAGCTTGGCCTTGGCCAGGCGGATGATCTGGCTGTCGCCGCTGTTGGTGCGCAGCTCGGTGCCGTTGGCGGCCACGGAGATGGCAATGTTGCGCCACTGGTACTCGGCGGCGGAGATGACGTCGGTTGCCGCCATGTTCAGCACGTCGTAGCCCGAGAAGCGCTGGTAGTTGCCGTTCTGGGCGTACTCGAGGGGGACAACCAGGGACAGACCGCCGTCGATCATTTCCTTGCGGCCTTTGCGATTCAGGCGCTGCAAGAGGGCGTTGTTCTGGTCGATCTGGGTCGTGATCTGCTTGCGATGCTTGCGGAAGGTCGTGGTGACCAGTTCGGTGAAGGTAGCTGCCGGGGAGGCCATGAGATAACTCCTTGGGGATGGTGTGAGGGACTAGGCCTTGGCGCGGATGCGTGCCAGGGTCTCTTTCATCGTGTCGTCCATCGAGCCAACCGCCCCGGTTGCGGGCGCGGTGCGCGCTGTGTTGCGAACACTGCCTTTCGACGCTGCGGCCGCTCTCGCAGCCCGCTCTGCTTCATCGGCGGCTGCCTTGGCCTTCTTGGCCTCGACCTCCGCGGTGAGGAGCTTCTCCCGAACAGCAGGGTTGGCCCAGACTGCCTTCGCGTAGGCGTCCGCCAAGGTCATCTTGGGGTCCGCCTTCAGGAAAGCCGCCATCTCCGTCGCCACCGTGTCGAAGTGCTCGTTTTTCGGGTCTGCCGCAAACGCCTCGATCTGGCTTTGAACCTGTGTCCGGTGGGCCGCAAGATCTGCTTGCTGCCGCGCCGACAGTTGAGAATTTAGTCCCGCAACTTCCTGCTGTAAAGAACGGAGTGCGGGGTCAACGTAAGGGACTTCCGCGTTCAAGTCAATCTTGTAGTCTTCCGCCAGGGAGCGGAGAAAGGTCAGCGCCTCGGGGCCACCGCGGGAGAGGATAGCGTGAGCCTCGGCGAAGTTGGAGTAGAGAGCGATGGGGTCCACCCCAGCGCGGAAGAGCTCGGCGACCGGGGCAGAGGCTTCCTGGAAGCGGCGAACGAAGTCAGCAGCCTGGCGGAGGGGCGCCGTGCCCTTGTGGAAGTCGTCTTCGCGGCGGAGAATTTCAGCCTTGAGGGCGGGGTCGAGGGTGGTCCACTTCTCCTGGTGCTCGGGCTTCCAAGACTTGGGGTAGGGCGTCTCAGGCGCAGGAGGGGCCGGAGGGGCCGGAGGTGTCGCCGGGGCAGCGGGCTCAGCCGGCTTCGACTCGGGAGGGGTTTCAGGTTCCGCCGGCTTTGGCGTACCGCCCAAATCGGGCATCTCAGACGCGACTTCATCCATCGCAGCACCGAGGTCGAAGGATTCAACGGCGGGGGCTCCGCCTTCGGGGATGTCAAACATAGCGGGAGTCCTTATTGGCGAACAACGTCTACGGAGACCCCGTGTTGGAGTTCCGCTGCCAGCCGGTCGCGCTTGTCGGCTGACATTGAATGAATTTCTTGCTCGACGGTGGCGTCGACAGCGGCTTCGAGTTCACGATCTGCGCGCTGGCGGTTGCGGGCCACAGCTTCCTTCTCCCCCGGCTCGAGGATGCGGCAGCCTTGCCGGGCTAGGTTCTCCCGGTGGGCTTTGCGGCCTTCGATCCGCTTACCAGTGACGGGGCAGTCGTAACCTTCGTAGTCGCCAAGCACGCGAGGAGCGGAGATTTCCCGTTGCATCTCCACCGTGCGGCACTTGAAGCAGTTCTCAGGACGGTCGAGATTGACGATCCGCTTGAAGATGTCGGTCATGTAGCCGCAGGAGGGGCAGCGGTAGGCATAGAGTGGCATGTTATTCTCCGTCGGCTTCGCCAGGTTCCGGGGGCTCGGCAGCTTCCTTTGCCGCAGCCACGGCCTGCACAGCCTTGAACTTTTCCATCGCGGTGTTGATCTGGAGCAGGGTAGACTCGAGGCCGGCCTTGGCCTTGGCATCCTTGAGCTGGTTTTGGAGGGCCCGCACCTGCTGCTGGATGTCGGCCTGGGCCTGCTGCATCTCGAAGGCCATCGTGTCCTGAGCGAGCTTCTGCTTGTCCTTGGCCACCTTGTCGGCTTCGCCCTTGAGCTTCTGCTGCTCCGCCTGGAGTTGCTTCCCGCCTTCTTCGAGCTTCTTCTGGGCCTCCTGGAGCTGCTTCTCCTTCTCCTGGCCTTGCGGCGCCCCTTGCCCGAGCTTCTGGAAGTACGGGTCAAGGTCCCGGCCCATGCGGAAGCGGCGGGAGAGGGCCAGGAGGACGCCCTTGAGGGTCTCGGGCGGGAGGAGGCCCTTCTCCATCATCGGAGCGAGGCCGTTGAGGAACTGGCCCAGGGCCGCCAGGAAGTCCGTCATGTCCTGCTTGTCTTCCGAGGCGTCGGCGTCGATGGTCGAGTTGGTCTCGATGTCGATGGCATAGCGGCGGAGGATGTCGGACTGGCACAATGCCAGGGCTTCCTCGAAGGTGGGCAGGGCGAGTTGGGCTTGCGCCTCCGGTGGGAGGGGCTGGTCCATCTGCCCCTGCTGCTCCAGCGCGTCCATGTCGGCCTGACGCGGGAGGCTCGAGCCGGTCATCTGGCGAATAGTCTCGGGGGAAAGCTTAGACAGGCCCAGCTCGGCCGCGAGGCGCAGGCACCCGCGCAGGAACTCGGCCACGGAGCCCTGGGAGCGCTTCAGCCGGAGGGTGCCCCACTTGTTCTTCAACTCCTGCGCGCCAAGGGTCTCACTCGCGACGGAAGACCCGCGCATGATGTCGGCCATGCCCATGATCTCGAAGATCACCTGCTTGATCACCTGGCGCTGCTGGATCAGCTGCTGCAGGACAACGATGTACTTCTCGATGGGCACGAGCCAGATGGCGTTTTCGGCCTTGGCCCCCTGGCCGAGGGCGGCAAGGGAGGTCAGGGCGATGAGGGTGTTCTCCTCGCTCTCGAAGATCTTCTCCATGCCCTCGACGTTGGAGTCGTAGAATCCGCGGATCTTCATCGCCTCGATGAGCTTGGTAATCCGCCGGGAGATACGATTGAGTTCCCCCGCTTGCTGCTTGTACAAGCGATAGAGGGGGACCGGGATGAAGCACGAGATGCGCTGGAAGAACTGCAGCGGCTCGGGGATGGGGTAGAAGCCCTCGAGGCCATACGGGTCGGCGATGGGCGGCTGGACGAACTCCTTGAGCTTCCCGCCGTCTTCGATCCAGAAGATCTTCTTCGACGCCCGGTGCCAGATCTCGATGGCGGTGGAAACCTTGGCGGTTTCGTCACTGTCGGAGGAGTGGTCGTCGTCTTCCTTCGGCCGCTCGTAGGTGAGCTTCGCGGCAGCGTCCTCGCCGAGTTCAGCCTTGGCCTCTTCCTTCGTGAAGGTGTGGATGAAGCCGATCCAGGGGACCGCGTTCCAGGATTTGGCGTAGCCGAAAAGGATCTTGTCCCAGTCGACCAGCTCAGGGAAGACGGACTCGTCTTTGACGGTGGTCGGCTGGCCCGCGGCGTCGTTCTCAACCACGGCCTTGTAGTGGAAGCGGGCAACCGCGCGGCCGGGGACCAGGGCCTGGACAACGGCCCCCTTGGCAATGGCGTCCAGGGTCGGGTAGCGCGCGTCGCCGGAGTCGATGAAGTTGATCAGATAGGCATCGACCAGGCCCGCAGCGGCATCGGCGACTGGGTTTGGGACCTTGCTCCGAGGGCGCGTATCCGGCCGGGGAGGGTTGTTGTACAGCGCCGGGGCGAGGGTCTCGGTGTTGCTGTACAAGATGTTGTAGGGGATGTCCTGGCCGCCCTCGGCCTCGTAGATTTCGACCAGCTCGCGGGCTTCCTTCCGGTAGGCCTTCTCCCGCTTCTTGGAGGCGTCCACCTCCCCCTGCCAATACTTGACATGGTCTTCTTCCGGGGAGGCGGCAGCAACTTCGGCTTCCGTCTTTTTCTTGTCCTTGAGGTCAGCCATGCGTGTGCTCCAGGTTGATGCGGCGCGCCTTAGCCATCGCTAAAGCGCCGTTGAATGTCAGGCGGGTAATGTCGCTCCCCGGCGGCGGGATGTCAACCCCTCCAGGAACCCACGGACGAGCCATGCAGGCGTAACGGGTCTCATCTCCGGCGTGGTCCTCGCCTTCGGTGTCCACATCCTCCATGTCCATCTCGTCATGCTGGAGGAGGGGGATGGTCCGGATGGAGTCCTCGCAGTCGTCGAGGAAGTAGATCATGGGCCGGCCGTCGGTGCCGACCAGGCGGTAGCGGAGCTGTTCCCAGCCGGGCTTGCGCTTGTTGTCTGCCCGGCGCCAGTTGCAGCCATTGATGGCCATCAGCTCGGCAATGGAGGGGCCGCCGTCGCGAATGTAGATGGAGGGGTCGGCGACACCGTAGCGTATCCGCTCGGCGATCTCGCGGGCTTTGATGCCCTGGGCGACGAGGGCCGCGTCCATTTTGAGGCCGATGTTGGGGCCCTTCGAGCCGTACCACTCGCGGTACTTGACGATCGCGCCACGGGGGAGGTCCCAGTTGCCGTCGCTCACCGCGTACCAGCCGCAGGAGAACGGGCGAGCGGAGCCCCAGTCGAAGGCCCTGTAGCGTAGGGCGTCGTGGGGGATCTTGCGGAGCCATTGGCGGGAGTCCAGAATGTGATGCTCGCCCCATTCGTCGAAGAAGGCGCCGTCCACGATATCCCAGTCGCCTTGGAGCCAGGCCTTGACCAGGGACTCGGAGCCGGCTTGGCGGAGCCGGAGGATGTAAGTGGGGTCGCTCTCGAGAAGTTTGCGGTTGTCCCATACCTTGGACGGGATGAACACGCGGGACAGGCTGACCGTGATCGTCTTGCCGTCGATTTCGAGGTCCTCGCTGTCCGTGATGATCTGATAGCCTCCAGGGCATGGGGCGATGTAGCGGGCCTTGACCCAGTTGTGCCCCGGACCGCCTGGGTTGCCGGTGAGGCGGAGGCCGCAAGGGACGCCAGCCGCTGAGCGGAGGGTCGCCTTGAGCTTCATGATCGGAGTCGGGGACGGGAACTGGGTCGCCTCCTCGATGTAGATGCGGGTGAAGGACTTGCCCTGGTAGTTCTGGGCATCCGAGTCGCGTTCGAGGTATTCGAAGGCCAGGCGGGCACCGTTGGGCCAGGTCCAGGTAGTCTTGTTCTCGTTGAACTTGCCGCCGAGGGCCGGGAAAAGCATCTTGGTCCGGGCGATGACGTCGGAGAGGTCGGCCCGCTTCCGGCGGAAGAAGGCACCATTGACGTGCTCCCCGTAGGAGTTCATGTGCTCCATCCAGTCGCCAATGGAGCCCTCGGTCTTGCCGCCGCCTCGAGCCCCGCCGTAGAAGACCTCGAAGACAGGGCACTCGATGAGGGCGGTCTGGGGGCCCGGCTGGGCTTCCCAGAGGACCTTGGTGTCGGCTCGGATGGTCATGGGTTGAAGTCCATGTGGGCGGCGACCTCGGGGAGAAGGGTCTGGAGGATAAGCTGGTAGTGCTTGGGGTCGTTGTTGATCTCGGTAGAAGAAGCACTGTACTCCTTCCCATTGGGGCCCTCAAAAATCCAGAAGGGGGTGCCTGCCTTAGTGTTTGCCTTGGAAACCTTGCCGCCGGCCTCCTTAAACAGGTCGACAAAGTTAGCAATCTCTCCCCCTGGTGTCCAGTCTCCGCCAGCCACATCCTCTGCATGGCTCTTGAAGCTCCCCGCGATGTTCTTCCAGGGGATGCCGGTGGGGGAGAGGTCGGTCTCGGGAGTACCCGGCGCTGGCTCAAGCCCTTTGGCCAGCGCATCAACCTCCGCGTCCAAGGCATCGTCGCCGGTGGA